CACCGGTTAACTTTGCCATGTACGCCTGTTTCTTAGCAAGACGTTCCTTTGTTTTCAGGTACTTAGCGTTTCGACGTTTCCAAGCCCTTATCCCTTTAACGGCTTCAGGGTTGTTTCGGAGCTCATTTAATAGCTCCCCAATTTCCGCAATCTCATCATCAGATAGTGGTGTAACGTTTTCGTTATCACCATCATCCATAGGAGATTGAGCGTCAGCATCACGTAGTACCTGTAGCACAGGATTAGTGTTAGCAGCCTTACCGAATAATGGTGCAATCCTGTCATAAGACAGCTTCGCATATTCGCGTATGAACAGCGTAAAAGGAACGAAACTATCGTTACCTTTCATCTCACTGATCCTACCAACGATTGCAACACTATCCTTTTGTTTGGACGTCATACCATTAACGTCGATGGCAACTTTATCGTAGTCATCAGTGTCAATGTAATAATCGTCCTTGTCAAACTCATGCCAGATCATCTTAGATAATCCACGCATGATTGGGTAGACAGGTATACACCCATTCTCATCTTGCCTATGCTCAAAGTAAACGTTTCCAAGAAAGGAAATGCAACGTTTGTTGTGTCCATAGGATACGCGTTGTTTGTCGGGATGAGCGGTCAGTCCAAGATCCTTGACATACTCAGTGAATTTGGATACGACATATTCTGGGGAGTGTTCTTCACACGTGAAGAATACTGCCAGATCATCGCTATATCCGAACGCCTCGTGATAGAGGAATCCACTGGTAAGATCAGATTTCTCAAACTTCCGCACAAAGTACCGCCATGCCATCAGCCCATATATCATCCCTATGACATTGGTTAACATGGAACCTGACATTAAGCCAGGGCCATTAACTGTTGTTGGGATAATAACCCCTAAAGGGGACCACAGGCGAGCGGACGCGTAGTGGTTCTTCACTGACTGAATGACCCACTGTGAATCTTCATCAAACAAGGGAGCTATTACGACGTCAAATATGGTAGAAATTAAACTACCATCAATGGATGCATCGAAGTTGGAATAATCCGCTTCAAACGCAACATCAAACGTGGTAAAACTTTCTGCAAATGGTTTCCCAATTTTAAGGTCACCCAGCAGCCCTTGACTGTAGAAATGTTGCTTTTGCAACTTCACTAGTGGACGCTGAATACCACCAGCAAGGAATCGCTCCAATATTGAAGAGCATTGCACTGGTCTTTCAGTACTTTTCAGGTTTGGTGAATCAACCATACCTCTGTACATGCGACGGGTGAAGAGAGTGAAGACAGCTTCGCTTTCCCAACTATCATCTTTCTCAACAAGTATGCGGTTAGCTTCCTGTCTAGCCCATTCAATTGGTTGAGTGATGTCACCATCAATTGTGACGTCTTTAAACCAATCTTTTGTCCAGAAAGGGTAGCCAGTTGATGAGTCTGTCCTAAGGGTAGGTGCCACGTCATCAGGTTTTAACGCTGATAACTTGGAATCACCAAGGATTTGCTCGTATTCCACACGAATTTCGTTGAGAATATCAGTGATAATTCCCAGATCGGCACTAAGGTTCGGTGGGTTGTAGATCTCAAAGACCTTGGTATACCAATCCTTAAAATCACG